TGTAATCTTTCCTTTTTGTGTTGAATTTTTATTATATTGTAATATTTCAGCTTTACGACGCATATCTAATTCAGCTTGGGTATTGGCCGGATAAGGTGAAACTGGATTAAACCGTATTGGAGGTTGTAATAATAAACGCAATTTATTTCGTTGATTAATTACATCACATACTACTTGTTCATTTAAATCGGGAGTTGTCATAATATGGTATATATAAATTATATCATATTATACTTGTAGTGAAATTATATATTCTTGGAATACCAAGAACTTGATAAATAATCATATATTTTTGTATTAGATTTGTTTTCTGATTTTAGACTTGGGCCAGAATAAACAATACTATTAATCTCAAAAATATTCAAACTGTGATTAAAATATCTTAAATCAGATAAACTTCCACTGAATCCACCATTACCACATACAAAAACATCATCATAATTTTGTTTTGGTACATTGGTGAAAGCTAAACGTTTAACAATGACTCCATTCATATAAACGTCCATAATTTTATTTTCTAAACGTATCATTACATTAAACCATTGGTTAATTGGAATACTTGTAATTTCTACTGATTCTGATGTATCTGCATTGGCTGTACTTACCGTACTCATTATAACCTTTAATTTATATTCCTTCGATTCTGTATCGTAATTTAGATATAACCCTGGTGCATTATTAAGTTGCATTAATCCAGTAGCAAGATCATAGTTTCCGTTTCCTCCTTTACTAAATATATGTTTCAATTTACCTTGTTCAGTTGATTGCGTAAAATTGCCTGGTTCCAAATTTAACCATACAGACCATGTAAATTCCATACCAGTGGTAGCATTATTTGAACGATATAGTGTAATAGCATTGGATTTATTTGGATCTTGCGGAATAACTTTATTTTGAGTTCCATAAATTAATCCTTTAACTAAGTATGGATTTAACTTTGGTTTAAGGAAATAATTTAACAGGTATGCACCTAATTTAAATAATACCATAAATACAATTAGAACTAATATTAGAAATGCAAATTTTGCAATTATACTATTCGATTGAAGAAATTCACTGCCTTGTTGGGAAACACTTTTTGAAGAAAAATCTTGAAGTGAACTATTAATGTTAGTTCGAATGTCGGCTAAAGCATTCGTGGTACCTGTCGCAGCATTTGAAACACTATTTCGAACGTTTGATATAATATCATTATTTGCTAATTGTTGTCCAATTGGTTGATTTATGTTCATTTATACTATATAATTATATATGATAAATAAATATAATCATATGAAATTCAAAAACTTTAATATAATGTTAATTTACTGGTAATTACATTATCTTTTAAAACTGACAATGCTACGTTATAGTTAGAATCAGTTCCTGCTAAAGTTGAACCACTACCACTAACGTATGAATTCCATACAGATTGTGGATCTAAAGGATCAGTCCAACGTTGGAATTGTGCAATATATGCATCAAATCCTAAACCAAATGTAATATCAGACTCTTTTGTTGGATTAACTTGTTGCACTTTTACAGATTTGATTAGTTTTCCATCTAAATAACAATCAGCGACAGTATTGTCTACACTAATTACAATATAAACCCATTTTTGTAATGGGAAGTTATTTGTAATATTAATCTTTGTAGATGTAGATTTAACTAATGCTTCTTCACTTGATACAATAATTGGTGAAGATACACTAGTACCTGCAGCCGTATTTGGATTTAAAACCGCGGTTAAAGTACTATTCATTTGATCTAAATATACGATGATATCATTATTTCTACTAAATATAACACTTTTTGAACTAGGTGAATTTAATGTATTAACATATACCCAAATACCATAGGCATATCTAGTAGAGTTTGGTTTTTGTAAATTTGCTGCAATTACTTTATCAACTGGTTTTGTTGGATCGGCTAAACTAGTTTGGTTCTTTAAAGTAGATACATTCGAGAAATAACTTTTGAATGCGATATAAAATAAAATAACAATAATAATTACTGATAGAATTACAATAATAAAGTTCATACTTCTATACTTAACTTTTATATATTAAATATATAAAATATTTGTAAATTAGTAATTTGTCGGTGGATTTTTATTCATTAATGTATTGTATTTTGTTGCAATTTGGAACTGCGTTAGAGGAGTTGAATAAAACTCTACATTGCAAATTGCACCATCAACACCATTTTCATCTCCAACTGATACTAAATCGACTGGGCTGTATGTAGGATGATCCCCATTAAAATTAACACTTCTTTCTAAATTGCCGTTAATAAATATATCAACTGAACTATTGTTATAATTAAATACTATATGATTCCATTTTTGACGTGCTATTTCAAATTTATATACCATGAATTCACTCGAATTAACTGCTATGTTTATGTGTTCATTAATTGATTTAGTATTTGTATTTACATTTGTATATGATATCATTGGACACGCCGACCCGTAATTAAAAATTGTTTTTTCACTAGAAAATGATTGTTGTTCGTTTAAATAAATCCACATCGAAAATGCATAATTTTTTCGAATATCAATATCTTGGACAATATCGGTTGATTGTTGAGACATATTGATTGAATTTCCAAACTCGTTCTTATTTATTGGTTCTAAATCGCTAGTTTTTGCAATGTTTGTTTTTTTATTTAAAAACAAACTTTCTTTTAATAAAGGTTTTCCGGTTTCTTGTAATATTTTTGCAGTAAATAAGTACGGAATGTAGATATATAACAATATAAATATAATTTCAATAATAAATAAAACAAATGTTATATTCGGAGTAATTTTTAATTGATCTTTAATATATTCTATAAATTCAGTTAATAAACAAGGGATCAAGAATATTAAATTAACAATTAAACCGGGGGACCCTCTTAAACTTCTAATTTTTTTTTCGAATATACTGAATACAATGGCTAAACCTACACAGATTATACTAAAAATAATAATTTGTAATATTATATTGAAAAATATACCATATTTTTTGCCAAAGCTTAATATTTTGTTAAAATAATAACAAAAAATAAAAACAATACCAACTATCGATAATCCAGCTATAAGATTAAATAATTTGATATTTTTGTTAAAAATGAAAAAAGCTGCGACGATTAATAATATCAATGGTATAAATGTTATAAATGCGTAAATGTATTTTTCAGAATTTACTATATTATTATCGGTGGATACGTAATACAAAGAAATCGCTGTTAATAACGTGAAAAATATAATTAAACCATATACAAGAACACATCTTTTTAATTCTGAAGTAATTGTAGTTTCACCTGAAGCATATGATATAATCGTATTTTTAACATTAGTTATTTTTTCTAATATAGGGCTTGATAGAATTGATGACATTCTATATTCTATTATATAAAAATATATAATAGAACCATATAATAATCATATAATCGTTTTATAAATTTTCTATAGCTGTTTTTTTTCCATGACAATCTCTACATAATGCTACTAAATTGTCAACATGATTACTTCCTCCGTTTTCTAAACGAACCGTATGATCGACTTCAAACCACGCAGGTAGTTGTTTTTTACAATCACCACAATGCCAATTTTGTCTAGCCGCTACAAATTTTTTCTTTGTTTCACTGACTGAACGTTTCGTTGAATTTGCACCGGATTTCATAATGCGTGATTGATATTGTGTTTGTGCGTCTGGGCGGCCTCCTGGAATCACTCCACCTCCCATTTGTCTTCCAAATTCTTGGCGTGTAGTAAAATCTAATATAGGAGAAATAAAACTACTTGTAGCTTTATCTACTGGTAAATATTTTAAATATTCGTTGGATGATATTAACATTTCTTTTGCTCTTGTTGGGTTTTTACGCATTAACCAACATAATGCATACCCTATAAATGCTATACCTATCATTTGATAATATTTTTTCCAAGATAATGCTAATTTTAAGTATTTACCGTCTGTGTATATATTTGCAATAACTAATGCAGTAATTATAAATATCCAAAGTTCTAGTCTCATTTATGGATGATATAATATAATCTATAATAATTGTAGATATTTACCTATCCGAATATATGTATATTAAAAATAAAAAGATAAGGGTTAATGTAATATAAATATGATATTTTTTTACATGTAATCTTTCACTTAATAGTACTGGTTTTGGTTTATATTTTGCTTTATATCGATCATTTGCTTCAAATAATGATATCTCTTCTTTTCCTAACATTATATTTATCTTGTTATGCATAAAATGTACCCAACGGATAAACGAATCGCGATTATCTAAATAAGGACTTACTGGATATTTATCCAATAATTTACTAAATTCATTTCCAATTTCAGGAGTTGGTATAAAAAGAGGCATATTTTGTATTAAATCGTAATATTTTCGTTTTGTTATGGTGTTTGGTGTATCTGGATAAGAATAAGCTATAGTATGTAAGAAAAACCAATAATGAGGACCCCATATATCTGCATTAAAATTTCGCATTGTATTCATCGATAAAACTATATAGAAGTTTGTTATTATTTATTTATAGTTTATTCGTAATATGGAAAAAAATTATTGTAATAATTGTGGAAAACCAGGACATTTATTTAGTACATGCAAGATGCCGATAACTAGTATTGGCATTATAGCATTTCGCATCATATATAATGATAACAAAGAACGTAAAATACAATATTTGATGATAAGACGCAAAGAGAGTTTAGGATATATCGATTTTATGCGAGGTAAGTATTATGTTCAAAATAAAAATTTTATAATGAATATGCTAAAACAAATGACTCATGAAGAAAAACAAAAATTGAGAACAGAAAGTTTTCAAACATTATGGAAAGAGATATGGGGAAGTGGTGTAGGTGGAATGTATAAAGGCGAAGAAGTTATATCTAGAGATAAGTTCACGTCTCTTCAAAATGGAGTATCAAATAAACATGATTATTATACACTTTCATCATTAATTGACGAATCATTGGAGTATGATACATGGGATGAACCTGAATGGGGGTTTCCAAAAGGTCGTCGAAATAATCAAGAAAAAGATTATAATTGCGCGGTTCGCGAATTTTGTGAAGAGACCGGTTATGCATTTAATCATTTGAACAATATACAAAACGTTTTACCGTTTGAAGAAAACTTTACTGGTTCTAACTATAAATCATATAAGCATAAATATTTCTTAATGTACATGAACTATAAAGATACATTGGATGAATCAAATTTTCAAAAATCAGAAGTTAGTAAAATGGAATGGAAAACAATTGATGAATGCATTGAATGTATTCGTCCATATAATTTAGAAAAAATAAAGTTAATTTCAAATATAGATAAATGTTTATCTAGAAATTTTATTTCTTATTGCTGATTTTTATATTTTGTTTTCTATATTTATTGTATAGTTATACAATACAATAAATAATGTCAAGTAATGAAAATAATAAAACAAAGAAGAGGGCAAAGGGTCCAAAATATCATAAATGGAATCCTAGTAAAAACGCATATTTTTTGTTGAAACCATATCAATTATTAAAAGATCCAGATGTTGAAAATGGTCGATTAATGCCTTTGGGTATGCGAGAATTACTTACAGATCAACAATTTGAAGAATATGCAGATTACGCTCCTATTAAAATATATGACGATAAACATAAAGAAAAAAAGAATATTACCAAAAAAATAAAATTAATTAAACTGGATGAAGTTATTCAAACAATAGCACAACAACCTACTGTTAAAGTATTAAAACGTAAACCAAAATTAGTAATTATAGAACCACCTCAAGAACTACCACAAGAACTACCACAAGAACTACCGCAAGAACCATCGCAAGAACTACCTCAAGAACCATCGCAAGAACCATCGCAAGAACCACTAACAGAAAAATCCAAAGATGATTCGAATGACTATGATTTTTTATATCCAGAATTAGATGATCCGGAATTTAATATTAAAATTGCACGAAGAAAAGAGTTCTATGATAGTCAATATGATGGTAATATATATGATATCAAAAAACAAGCCAATATTTTATGTAATGCTGATTTTGAATTAATGCCTCATCAATTATTTGTGAAAAATTTCTTATCATTTCAAACACCATATAATAGTTTATTGTTATATCACGGATTAGGAACAGGTAAAACATGTACTGCTATTGGAGTAGCAGAAGAAATGCGAAATTATATGAAACAAGTTGGTATGCGTAAAGCAATAATGATCATTGCATCTCCCAACGTTCAAGATAATTTCAGATTACAATTATTTGATGAACGCAAATTAAAAAAAGAAAACGGATTATGGAATATACAATCATGTGTAGGTAGTTCTTTATTGAATGAGATAAATCCAACTGCTATAAAAGATATACCAAGAGAAAAGATAATAAGCCAAATTAAAACACTTATAAAAACATATTATGTTTTTATGGGATATACAAAATTTGCAAACTATATAAGCGACTCAATCGAAGTCAAAGGTATCGGATATTCAAAAGAAGAACGAAATAAAATGAAAATACAAAAAATAAAAAATGTTTTCAATAACCGTCTTATTATTATTGATGAAGTTCACAATATTCGTATAACCAATGAAAATAAAAACAGAAAATCAGCAGAATTATTAATGGATGTGGCAAAGTATACTGAAAATATGCGCCTGTTGTTATTATCCGCTACACCAATGTATAACTCATATGAAGAAATTATATGGCTAATCAACTTAATGAATTTAAATGATAAACGTAGCGTTATAAAAATATCTGATATATTTGATAAAAATGGTGATTTTAAAGAAGATGGCGAAGAAACTGGTAAAGAATTATTAAGACGTAAATTGACAGGATATGTATCCTATATTCGTGGCGAAAATCCATATACTTTCCCATATAGAGTTTATCCGGAGCTTCCAATTGATTTTGTGTATCCATCGGTTCAAATGAATAAAAAAACAATTGAAGAAGACAAACAACTAAAGCACGTTCCTGTATATTTAAATTCAATTGGCGAATACCAACGCATAGGCTATGACTTTATAATTAATAATATGCGCAAACGTTCATATGATACATTTAATAAGTTTGGTGCAGAGCGAGATATGCCCGCTTTTGAAGAGATGGATTCATTTGGATATACTTTATTGCAAACACCGATCGAATCATTAAATATTGTTTATCCGGACGAAGGATTCAATCCATCTGAAGTGTATGAAATAGAACAAGAAGACTATATAATATCAAATATGACCGGAATTCGTGGATTATCTAGAATAATGTCTTACAAAGAAGAAATGAAATCGGATAACCCACAACGGTATAATTTCCAATATCGCAATGATACATACGGCCGCATATTTAGTCCAGAAGAATTACCAAAATATAGCGCAAAAATTGCAAATATATGTAATATAATTCGTAAGTCAGAAGGTATTATATTAATATATTCTCAATATATTGATGGTGGACTTGTTCCTGTCGCATTAGCATTAGAAGAAATGGGTTTCACTCGTTTTGGAACAGAAAAATACACAAAACCACTATTAAAAAATCCAGCCGAACCGATTGATTCTATCACCATGCTACCTAAAACTGAAACTACAGATGAGTTTAATCCAGCTAAATACGTAATGATTACTGGAGATAAAACATTTTCGCCAAATAATGATGAAGATATTAAATATATTAATAATATTGAAAATAGAGATGGTAAAAAAGTGAAAGTTGTATTAATTTCTAAGGCAGCAGGTGAAGGTGTAGATTTGAAAAATATAAGACAAGTACACGTATTAGAACCATGGTATAATATGAACCGCATTGAACAAATTATAGGTAGAGGTGTAAGAAATCTAAGTCATTGTGGATTGCCTTTTGAAAAACGCAATGTAGAAATATTTCTGCATGCAACCGGATTGGACAACAATGAAGAAGCCGCTGACTTATATGTATATAGATTAGCTGAACAAAAATCGATTAAAATTGGTAAAGTATCACGTGTTTTAAAAGAAACCGCCGCGGATTGTATATTGAATATTGGACAAACTAATTTCACGAATGAGAAATTATTATCTGTAATGGAGAACCAAAGCATCGAATTAAAATTATCTAGTGGAAAAACGATTGATTTTAAAATTGGAGATAGACCCTATAGTGATATATGCGATTATATGGAAAATTGTAATTTTCAATGTTCTCCTATGAAAAATATAGAAGACATAGACATAACCTACGCTACATACAACAATGATTATATTAAAACGAATAACGATATAATAATGCAACGAATTCGTGATCTGTTTAAAGATATACCTGGACGTGGTCGTTATTTTTATAAACGTGATGAACTGATAAATTCAATTAATGTAATAAAAAAATACCCATTAGAACAGATTTATTATGCATTAACATATTTCATCGAGAACAAGAATGAATATTTGGTTGATAAATATGGACGTTTGGGTAATTTAATTAATAAAGGTGAATATTATATTTTTCAACCATTCGAAATTACAGATGAAGATGTGTCATTGTATGATAGAATACGCCCAGTTGATGTTAAGCATCCATACGTTCAAATAGAATTATCAAAAACAAGTGAAGATAATAAGGCAGATAATGAAGGAGATAATATAAAATATATTTCAAATTTTGATAGTATAATGAAGAGATTAAACGACAATTTTAATACAGCTATTAATATTCAGAATATTACAACCGGTGAAAAAAATTGGTATAAGAATTTTGCCGTAATTGCATTACATTTAGAAAATATGCATAATATAAATAAAGAAAAACAGAAAGAACATCTAGTAGATCATATAATGGATGAAATACCATTCCAAGAAACAATAATTATACTCGAACACATTTATACTATTGGATGGAGTACTAAAAATAAATTAGAAATTCTCATTAAATCATATTTTGATAATAAAATAATTACCACAAAAGACGGTTCTATTGGTATTCCATTAAGTTCTGACCACAAAAAAACAAAAATATACGTACAAAAAGATAACAAATGGGAAGAAGCTGAATTTGTTGAATCGACAAATATTATTCGTTCAAGTGAATACAAAGACAAAAACATTTTTAATAAAAATACATTAAATGATATAATTGGATTTATGGAATGGACGGAGAACCAACAAGAATATGTATTTAAAGTCAGAGATTTAACTGATTCTGTGAATAAAAAGGGTGCTCGTGTTAATCAAGCTCAAATTAAAGATATTATTACAAAATTAAATACAGTATTAGACAAACAAATGTACGATATAGATAATATAAAAGATTATATAGGCGAAGGTAAACATAAATTAGTAGTTTTGATTGAGATAATTATGCGCCAAATGCAATCTAAAAAACAAGATAATAAGATATGGGTGTTATCAAGCGAACAAATGATTATTAATGAGATTTCAAAATATGTTAGAAAAATTGAACTTTAAATAATTGTTTATTCTATAATATAAAAAATTATTCTATTATATTATAGAACATGACTGACAAAAAACCGATATATGGAGTTTATATAAAATCACTTTTAACAAAAAAAGTAATTGTGAATATAAACGAGATTGGTCAAAATATTAAACAAATATTAGAAAACAAAGTTACAACCGTATTAGAAGGAAAATGTATCGCAGAAGGTTTTATTAAACCAAATTCTGTTAAAATAATAAGCTATTCTTCGGGTAATGTTAATGGCGAAAAGATTGAATATATAGTTGTATTTGATTGTATGGTATGTCATCCAGTTGAAGGTATGTTAATAGAATGTACAAGTAAAACAATTACAAAAGCTGGTATTCATGCACAAGTAATTGACGCAAACGGTGTAATGCCATTAACTATATTTATTGCTAGAGACCATCATAACAAAGATAATCATTTTAATTCAATTAAAGAGAATATGCAAATTATGGTTAAGGTTATTGGAATTCGATATGAACTAAATGATCCATATATATGTGCTATTGGAAAATTAATACAAGAACGAGTTGACCAAGCAATGCCTGTAAAAAAACCTAGACTAAAAATAGTATCTGGTGGAGATCATACTGATTCGGATTCTGATACGGCAGATAATATTGAAAATGATTTACAAGAAGTATAAATTGTATATACACTGTAAATAAATTGATTGGATAAAATAATATAGAATTTTAATTATTATTTTATGTAATATACTTTAACTATGAGTAATGTAATTGATATTAAACAATTGGAACATATAAAAAATAAAATAGAAGGAATGACAAAAAATCACCAGTTAGAAATCTTAAAAATTTTAAGAAACAATCCGACAGTGAAATTAAATGAAAATAAAAGCGGGGTCTATATTAATCTATCTTTTTTACCAAAAGATACTATGGAAGAATTATTATATTATTTGAATTATATACACGATCAAGAGAATTCATTGGAAAAGTTAGAATTACAAAAAACGGCTTTTAAAAACGATTTTTTTAATAATGAATAATGATTTACAATATACAATATTCTATATAGATACATTATGAGTATATAGAATATAATTTTGAACACCGTATAATATGTGTGATTTCTCAATAATTGCTGCTGTATCAAAAATGGATAATGGTATTGGAAAAAACGGTGAATTGCCTTGGAATATTCCAGAAGATTTGCGTTTTTTCCAAAAAATAACAAAAACTACGAATGATCCGAATAAATGCAATGCAATTATTATGGGTAGAAATACATTTCATAGTATAGGTCGCCCACTACCAGGTAGATTAAACGTATGTATATCAACTAGTTATACTATGCAAAATAACCACCATAATGTTATATTTTTGCCTTCACTTCATGCTGCTTTAGATAATATATCACGACGAAAAAACATTGAAAGGGTATTTGTTATAGGCGGTGAAATATTATACAATGATGCGATTCGGGATAGTAATTGTAAGGAATTGTTTATCAATGAAATCGCTGTTAACAATGTAGAATGTGATCGTTTTTTTCCGAAAATCGACTTACATGTATTTGAACTAGTCGAATCATTCAATTTATGTTATAACGTTAATAGTTTGCGATATGTCCGTTGCAGTAAATAATAATATAATATAACATAAAGACATATATGTTATATTATATGTATTGTTAATAAAAATGACATTTTATCACAAAATATTCGTGCAAAATATATTTGATAAACCAGAAGACAGTTTATTATTAGAAAAATATATGTATACGAACGATTTCATGTCAGAAGTTATAAAAAAAGAAGAGTGTACAGTTAAACCATATGAAGTTATAGATGAAAATAATTTTCAAGAAAACGTAAAGAATACAAATAATACAATTGATTCAGAAACAGTTCATTTACCAGCAATTAACGAGAGCATACAATTTAAAACAAATAAAAATAAAAAATTGGACTCTATTATTTTCCCTGAAAAGATGGATAATTTATTTTGGTCAATATTTATTTCTGTTTATGGTTATACAGAATACGAGACAATTGGACGATGTTATAGTAATCGAGAAATAAGTGAAAAGCAAAATATAATGGAATTTATTAAGAAAAATCCAAAGAGTTTGAAAAATATGGATAAAAAAATCACGAAAGCAATGACACAAGAAATTCTCTCAGATATAATGTCTAATAAGAAAACTACATTAGACGTATTACCGGCATTTGCATTGTTTTATAAGAAAAATATTATTATATTGAATGAAAAAAATAAAAACATTTATTTAAAAATCAATCTTGTAGAAGATACAAAAGAATATGTATTACTAATAAAAAACAAAAAGGGTGGTTTTGGATTAGATCCCGACGCTTCTAGTGAAAAAATACAAAATATATTCGATACAAAATTCTGTTTAGAGCATTATAACAAACCATTAAAAGCAATATCAAATTATAAATCCGACGAGTTAAATTCTATTGGAGAAATGATGGGACTGGATATTAATATAAAATTAAAAAAACAAGAATTATACAATGAAATATGTAAACTTATATGTTGGGAATAAAATTGAATCTTTCAACGTAAAATAATATATGAAATAACTATATATTATTTTATAATGGAAAAAAAAGACGAAAATACTTCAAATATAGATACCAAACCAAAAAAATCTGCGAAAGAGCAATTAAATGACTTAATACAAAGTTATTTAGCAAGCAATCCTATTTCTCGCAGTGATGGTAAAGTGAATGAAGTTGAAATTCGTTTTGGGTCGAATACTCGCAAACATAAACCAACATCAAAAATAGATTATGATAATGTCGTTAAATACTTATTTGCATCCGGTTTTAAGATTGAGAATCCAGATGGATTTCATAGTTTAAGAATTTTCCATGAATACGTTGATGAAAAAACAGGTACTCATAAAATGTCAAATATTCGCGCAGAGGTTAATGGTGTTGATATGATTCAAGAATATTGTAATACAAATAGTCTACAAAAAATATTGGATATGCCATCTACAACTTATGATAAATTGAAATTTACACAAAAAACTCGCCCAAAAAATGCAGCAGGTGAATTTATAAATGCAGCCGATTTCGAGGATTTTAATCTTCGAGTGGATTATAAATTAGAACAAACATATACTGCACGTTCTAATTTTATTAGTGGAATTATTCGAAAATGGGCTGATTCGAAAAAAACATTTCGTCATATGAACCGTGTGCGTTTCTATCATGACGAATTGCCTATATTTGCGGATTTAAGTATTGTAAGAAGTTCAAAAACATCCAATAAGGTGCCTATGAAGTTTTATACAATTCAAGAAGCCGGGGTATTTAATGGCATAGAGACATATGAGATTGAAATGGAAATAGATAACTCAAAGATTGGTGTAGGAACTCAGTACAATAACATTAATTCTATAGTTGATATGATACGAAAAGTAATTCGAATTGTATTAGGTGGATTACAAAGAACAAATTATCCGATTTCGTACAAAGAAAAAGAAGTAATTCAACATGAATATATGCGGCTCTTACACGGTGAAGAATATCAACCTTCTCGCATTTTGCCACGCGATTTTATTGGTCCTTCTTCTTACACATTACAGATTGAAAATATTATGGAAGAAAACGAATATTCCAATGTCCCAAATATTCGTACAAATTATACTGTAACTGATAAAGCGGATGGAGAACGTTCTTTATTATATATATCAAAAGATGGAAAAATTTATATGATCGATACAAACATGAATGTTGTTTTCACAGGTTCTCAAACAAAGGATCAAAAACTATTTAATAGTTTATTGGATGGAGAACATATACGACACGATAAATTCGATAAACCAATTAATTTGTATGCTGTTTTTGATATTTATTATATAAATAAAAAAAGCACAAGAGAATATGCATTTTATCCTATCGAAGTTTCTACTACAGAATCCGAAGAAGAAACCAAAAAGGAAAAACCAAAATACAGAATGTTATTGCTTAAACAATTTATAGATTTATTAAAACCAGTATCCATTTTAGAAAATTCCGAAAAATGTCAATTTCATATAAAATATAAAACATTTTATAGTGCGAATTCTCAGAATAGTATATTTCAAGGTTGTTCTCGCATCTTATCAGATATTAATGACGGAATTTATGAATATAAAACCGATGGGTTAATATTTACACCTTCAAATACCGGTGTAGCAAGTAATAGTGCGGGTGTAGCAGGACCACTTTCAAAAACAACATGGGAACAATCATTTAAATGGAAACCAGCTGATTTTAATACCATTGATTTCTTAGTAAGTGTTAAAAAAGATAGAACCGGTAAAGATGAAGTTCATAACATATTCCAAGATGGTAAAAATTTAGAAAGAAATAAATCAGTTTTACAGTATAAAACACTGGTTTTGAGATGTGGATATGATGAACGTAAGCATGGATACTTGAACCCATTTGATGATATTATTAAAAATAAATTACCATCGCCTGATAATTTAGACGCAGAAGATGGATATAAACCAGTACCATTTCAACCAACAAACCCATATGATTCAAAAGCTTGTTTTGCAAATATCATGCTTCAAGAAGACAGTAAACGCGAATTATTAATGCTTACAAAAGAGGGTGAGTACTTTGAAGAGGATATGATTGTTGAATTTAGTTATGATATTACAAAGTCAGAAGGCTGGAGATGGGTTCCATTGCGTGTAAGATATGATAAAACAACTGAATTACGAAATGGTTTAAAAAATTATGGAAATGCATATCATGTAGCAAATAGTAATTGGCAATCAATCCATCAACCAATTACAGTTGATATGATTACAAAAGGTAGTGATATTCCTTCTTATCTAGAAATATGCAATGAAGAAGAAAATGGTGAAGCAAACGAAGGCATTTATTATAGTTCAGAAGGACAACGACAAAAAAGAACACAATCACTAAGAGACTTTCATAATCTTTATGTTAAAAATAAATTAATTACAGGCGTAGCAGAACGAAAAAACACGTTGATTGACTACGCAGTAGGAAAAGGAGGCGATTTACCAAAATGGATTTATTCGAACTTATCATTTGTGTTTGGCATTGATATATCAAGAGACAATATTCACAATAATATAGATGGTGCATGTGCACGTTATTTGAATTATCGCAAGACAAAAAAAAATATGCCATATGCATTGTTTGTGAATGGAAATAGTGGTAATAATATTAGAGACGGAACTGCATTTATTACAGAAAAAGACAAAGAAATTGCACGAGCAATATTTGGTAATGGGCCAAAAGATTTGAATCTATTAGGACAAGGCGTATATAATCAATATGGCGTAGGCCATGATGGATTTAATATTAGTTCTTGCCAATTTGCATTACATTATTTCTTTGAAACAAATGCTAGCATAAACCGATTTTTGAAAAATATCGCAGAATGCACCAAACTGAATGGATATTTTATAGGTACTTGTTTCGATGGAAAAAGTGTATTTAATTTATTAAAAAACAAAAATGAAGGTGAGACCATGACAATTATGGATGGTGAAAAAAAAATGTTTGAACTTACAAAAATGTATTCACAAACCGGATTTCCCGACGATGATACTGGTGTTGGTTATCCAATTAATGTATACCAAGAAACAATTGGAAAAACTTTCCGCGAATATTTGGTTAACTTCGATTATTTGATTCGATTAATGGAAGATTATGGTTTTGTATTATTAACGAAAGAAGAGTCAGTTTCAATTGGATTACCAAACGGAAGCGGATTATTTGATGAATTATTTAAATCGATGGAAATGGACATAAAAACCGATTCAAAAAGAAACGCTGACTATAAAAATGCAGCTTTAATGACATCAGAAGAGAAACAAATATCATTTATGAACCGTTATTTTGTATTTAGAAAAGCAAGAAACGTGAATACCGATAAATTATATAAATCAATAGTAGAAGAAAGTGTTGTAGAAAAATATAGAGAAGAGCCGGAAGAAAAAGAAGAAAAAGAAGAAAAAGAAGAAAAAGGAGAAAAAATCACTATAAAAAAAAATAAAGGTAAAATAACAATATCTAAACCTGAACCTGAAGTGATGACAATAAAAATTAAAAAACCCAAAAAATAATGAAAAATAAATGAAATATAAAATACTAAAAATTAAATCATGAAAACAACATAAACTTATTTTGATGATTTATAATATCTGTGTGTTTTATTTACAACAATAAATGTTATATTTTATATTGCCTAATATACATATTTCTATATGTGAGCATCTTGATTGCATTATAACTGATAAACCCCCTTCGCCATATATATCAAATTCATTATCGTATTATTTATATGATATAAAAGATAAAATAGATAGTTGCGGAAAAGAATGGGATACTTACAAAAAATATACAAATCCATATGAATACATTAATACAATTGTACCAAATAAAACAAAATGTGTAGCAAAATACAAATCATTATCCCGTTCATATTTTAAAATGATTGAAATCTTAACAATATTTAACTTAAGAACACCGAATAATGAAAATATTTTTACAAAAAAAGAATCAAACTCAGTATCAGCAATCACTACTTTTCACTTAGCAGAAGGTCCGGGAGGATTCATTGAAGCACTAGTGAATTCAAGAATGAATCCATATGATAGATACATTGGTATGACAATACTAGATGATACGAATGACTATAATATACCTTCTTGGAAAAAAAGTGATTTATTTTTAAAAACAAACCCAACTGTGCAAATAGAAACCGGCGCAGATGGTACTGGAAACATATTATCAATGGATAATTTCATACATTGTTGCAATAAATATGGCTCTTCTATGGATATTATTACAGCTGACGGTGGGTTTGATTTTTCACAAGATTTTAATAAGCAAGAAATCAATATTACACAATTGTTATTCGGACAAATATGTTATGCTATATGCTTACAAAAAAAGAATGGACATTTCATATTAAAAATATTTGATTGTTTTATGGAACATACAATTGATTTATTGTATATACTATCCGCTTTTTACAAAAAAGTATATATTACAAAACCACAAACAAGTAGGAATGCCAATTCAGAAAAATATATTGTTTGTAAAAATTTTTTATTTTCTTCCAATGTAGATTTTTTTGAAAAATTTAAAAATGTCTTTAACACTATGTTAGAAATGAAACCAGGACAACATGTTCGTCGTTTTTTGAGTTGTCCTATTTCAAATTTATTTATTAACAAATTAGAAGAATATAATTCTATATTTGGACAACAACAAATTGAAAATATACATCAAACCATCATGCTTATTGATAACCGATATAAGAATGATAATAAAATCGATAACTTGATAAAAAATAATATACAAAAATGCATATTCTGGTGTATGAAATATGACATACAATATAACGTATTTAATAATAATTCTATGCTATCATATGATAATAAGGTGGGTGATAATGAAAACAACGTTCAAAATGACACGCGTTAGATTGCTCTAGAAAATTTTCGTACGGGACATTTTCGCAGTATAGTAGAATATTTTGAAATTTTGGGAGTGTTTTTCAGAGGATAGCCAATTTTATCCTTGATTGTATATCCATAATCAGGTATACCGTATGCTAATGCATTTGCGGTTTGATTACCATATGCACTTCTGAAACTTGAAGCAGATGTAGTAATTGTATTGTATTTTTTGCGGGCAATTAAATCACTTGAAGATACTGCTCCTTGACGACCAAACTGTGAATTATTTGGTTTATAATAAATTGGCACATAATTTTGGCTGGGATTGTTGCAATGATTAATGCCATTAGCTTGATATATATTGCGCATTGCTTTTGCAGTTCCTGGTTTAACGGTCGCATCACCAGTTCTAATATGGAAATATTGGTTTTGTTGAAATGAAAGATTGCGACTATTTAAATACTGTGAAGTTGATGTACAATATGTATCGTTATTTGCAGATGTATTGAATTTGCGTTTTATCATTCCACTACTTCTTACTCTACGCAAAGCATTTGCTTCGGTTGATAAAAATGTATTGCACATAGCTTTATTAACTGTACTATCAGTTGACGGATGTTGACAAGTATTATTTTCATATAAAATCTCTGTCGTATTTACTAAACCGGTTCTATTACCACCTACATTATAAAAATTTGATATAATAGTACCACCTGGCATATCGAAATCATTTATTTTCATAGAAGTTCTTGGATTGCACGTTTTCAAACTTACACTAGCAATTTCTCGACGGTATATTTTTAATGGAAGTGCTTTGAATATTCTACGTCCACTTACTGCATTATTCAAAATGTCAGTTCTGTTTGTTAATTTATTTAATGTTACACCTGCACTTATTTGAGATACAGTTGGGCCTTTCCATTTTATTTGTGGATATGGATCATTAATATTAGTATATTCATTAACGTTAAATATTGTATTCATATTTATATAATTATACTATATAATATAAACACGAAATTAAATTCATAATAAAAATATTGCGCCGTATTTGGAATAATCATAAATATATAAGTTAAAATATAATAAACGCTTTTTATTATATTATATAATCGAATACAAATGAACATAATTTATAATATAGATCAATTCAAGTTTCATAATTTATTTTTTTTAGATGCAAAAAGAAATATTATTATGGATGGAAAATTTACTAAAATTGTTTATTCAGATGAATTAATAATAATGAATGGTGTTTATCTTATAACGCCATTTGATGATTTTTATGTAGAGAATAATTTAAATAAAAGTATATTAAAATTAAACATAAATAATTCTATAAATGCAAATATAATTAATGAATTGGTTAAAATAGAACGGTATATTATTGAATATTACAAACATCTATTTGATTGTTCTAAGAAACCATTCGCACTATTGAAAGAACAAATATTAAATGGAAATATAAAATTGTACAAGGAATATAATAACAAACAAGAAAAATCTTGTTGTAAAATTATAATTAAAATATCTGGAATATGGGAAAATGAAGAACAAGTTGGATTAACATATAAATTTATGGAAGTATCTGAATTATAAGAATTTATTCAATAATATAGTTAATAATCCTTGTATAATTGCAAAAACTACCATGACTGATATTATTTTTATCCAATCCTTTTTTGTAGGAACCACAAATTTGATGTCTTTATTACTAAATCTCCCAATATTATAATGAATTAGATTTTCAAATAGGTTTACAAATATGTATGCTATAACAGATGCGTATACTATATGTATATTTGATGAGTTAAATAATACGAACATTATATATATTCTTATTATTTTATTATATATTATATTTTTACATCATAAGTCCCATTCTACCTCCTCTGCGACGTGGTGCAGATTGTAATGTCATTACATGTTGTGTAGGTGTAACTGCTATACTTACAGGTTGAGGTTTAACTGCAAAAGGTGCATTGCCGTTTCTTAAATCATACGTAAATGTGCTTGATTGATTTTCTACGCGATTTGTTTGAAAATTAGATACATTAACAAATCCAGTGCCTTCATCTATAGTATATTCTAAATTATATATTGTATTAATACCTTCTGTTGTTTTACTCTTATAAATATCAAATTCTGTTCTATTTACATTACGTGTAATTCCATCGGATAATTGTAATATATTGATATCTAAAATTGGATAAAATTGGCTTCTATCGATCGTTATACCCGCATCATTAACACGTTGATTTAATAAATTATCTTCATAACCCCATGCCCAGAAATTTGGGAATCCATTGACTCTTTCAAAATCAGCTGCTTTCATCGATACTATACCACCTAATACAAACGTATAGCCATAGAAATGTTTAACTATACCATGTGTAGTATCATAATTAAGAAATCCTTTTGTATATGGCATTGTATCAATATCATTGAATACTAGTGTGATATCTCTATAATTTTCCGGGTACATATTTTTTACAGTAATAAATCCAATATTTTTCATTGCACCTCTATTAAATGCTCTCGAATCTAATTGATGAATATATAAAATTTTATAGTCATTTGGGTTGATATCGGCCAAAATATTTTTCATATGATTTGAGAAAAATTCATATTGTTGTTTGCGATCTCTATACGGAACAATGAATATCATTTTTGGGACGATTTCAGTTGTTCTCTGTTCTTGGATCGAATTGTCTGAATGTGTAGTTTCAACATATCCCTCTGATTCTTCAACAATTGTTGATGATTCTTCAATAGTTGACATTGTAATGTTTTCTGATGATTCAGATTCGGGATGGTTTTCAGCATCATTATTGACTGTCTCAGTAGATTGCAGTGTTTCTGAATCATTTTCTTGTGAATATTGCCTCCCTTCTTCTACTGCGCTATATTCGACAACTGGTTCTGAAACGACTTCTTCAACAACTGGTTCTGAAACGACTTCTTCAACAACTGGTTCTGGTTCTGAAACGACTTCTTCAACAACTGGTTCTGGTTCTGAAACGACTTCTTCAACAACTGGTTCAGCAACAACCTCTTCAACAACTGGTTCTGGTTCTGAAACGACTTCTTCAACAACTGGTTCTGAAACGACTTCTTCAACAACTGGTTCTGGTTCAGCAACAACCTCTTCAACAACTGGTTCTGGTTCAGAAACAACCTCTTCAACAACTGGTTCTGGTTCAGCAACAACCTCTTCAACAACTGGTTCTGGTTCAGCAACAACCTCTTCAACAACTGGTTCTGGTTCAGCAACAACCTCTTCAACAACTGGTTCTGGT